TACTGGATTTCTGGTTTTATATAGTTTTGTTATTTTTTGTATTGCTCTTTCGTCCCACAAAAGTCTGCCCCCTGCTGTTTGTGCAATAGCGGCGGGCATTTTTTCTTTCTTGATCCAGAAAAGCAAAGTCGGAACCGAAATATTGGTAACCTTTTTTAGATCGGCAATTGTGTAATAAGTTTTGATGTTTTTCATTTTGTGTCCTTGGTTTGGTTTGGTGACATAATTATATAGTGTGTTCGTTTTGTTTTTTTTATGAAATTCAAAAACATTTTATTTTTTTCAAAATAATAACAATAACTATTACATAAGTTTTTAAAAACCAACCAAGCAACCAAGGAGTAAAATGAATGAGACAGAATGTGAAGCAATTAGAATTGAGAAATTAAAAGAAACGACTGAAAAAGAAAACAACAAAGATGCAAGGCTGCTCAGCGACCTTTATTTTCACAGCCACAAATGCAACGATTGTGGTGGCGTCGGAATTTTCCCTCAGCGGTATTGTGATTGGAATAAAATTGATTTTTACTTATGTAAAACATGCCTGCACAAAAAACATTAATGACTTGCTATATGGAGCGAAAAAATGAATAACCAAGAATACAATGAGTATTTAAAAACCAAACACTGGAAAGACACCAGAGCAAAAGCAAAAAAAAGAGCTAACAACATGTGTTGTAAGTGCCTTACCAAAGACAACTTAGAGGTTCATCATACAAACTACACTAGACTTTACGACGAAGCTGATGACGACCTGATGGTTTTGTGTCGAGCTTGTCATCAGGCAGAGCATGACGAGATAGAGACAATTAACGCAAAGCGTTTGCTAAAAACATATGGATACGCAAACTATAAAAGTTTGAGAGGTTCAAATAAAAAATAGTTATTTTTTTAGAATCCACAACATTTCCTCAACCTTTGTCGATCTACATTTGCCGTTTAGCAATTTTTGGCCACCTTTATATGTATTGTATTCCTGTTTTTTCAAGCTAACCCTTCCATGTTTTGATAGCATTTCATTAAACTCATCGACAGGAATGAGGCCCTCATTGTTATATGAAACTAAAATATATTTTGCTATAGTCTTTTGAATAAGATCGCTCATTGCTAATTTCGCTTGGTTCTTCTTGTTGAACATAGATTTGTTCCAATCTTTGGCAATGCCAGAAACTCCATTTTGGATTACAGGCGAGCCATAGTTGTTGATAACGTTCAGCATAAAATAGTTTGAGCCATATGGGTGTTGATTGTACGGCGGGTCATAATATGCGATATCTACATCAGGTATTAAATCAACGACCTTATTTGTGTCATCTCGAAATATAAAAAATGGGGCTTCATTTTCACAAAAAATAGGGCAATCTAAAACTATTTCTTTTTTAATACGCTTCAAAGCGTTTTCCCCAGCCCCGCCGAAGTGTCCGATGCCATTTTTTTTATGGAATCCTTTGAAAATTCCAGAAGTGTTGGTGTGAATAGATGATTTAATCAATAGCGGTGCTAAAGCAAAAGGAACTAAAGACGGATTTTCCTTCTGAATAACACTCTCTATGAACCATCTTGCATTATCGATAAACTGTGCATTACGAGTGGTGTAAAATACTCGCTCGCCGTTCTGTATAGACTCATCATTTTTTGGAGCATAGTTTTTTCTGATGAACCCAATTTCCAGATCAGGATTTGGCAAATTTAAATCATCAATATAATCTTTAACTGCCTTTATGTCTACTTTTGATTTATTCTCAAGGTAGCAGCGATTTACAGTTTCAGAATATGCCTCCAAATCATTTACATAAAGCTCTCCTGCGTAATGTTTGAAAAGTCTTGCCACACAACCACTTCCAGAAAATCCATCAAACATTATTGGATGCTCGTTTCCGAGTTCTTTTTTTATATCATCAATAGCCCCGTTTATAAAAGGCAATAAACTACGCTTATTTCCCAGATAAGTGATTAAATGTTTTGTTAAATAATCACCATTAAACGATATCATTGTCTCTCCTTGATGAGATCAGCAATTCCATTTTGTTTATACCTTTTTTTTCGCCTGTTTCTTTGTCTTTAGCAGCGGTAATGCTATATTTTACTTCGATTGATTCGATGCTTGCCCAATCGTAATATTTGCGAATTTCTGGACAATCATCATACGATAACACCCATTGATGATTTGTATTTTTTAAACAATCTGCCAGTCGCTCATGGTCCTCAACTTTGAAGCCATGCTGATATAAATCATTCCCTTTATCGTAATAGGGTGGGTCTAAATAAATCAAAGCATCCTTCTCAGTGTCCTTAATTATTTCTGAAAAATCTAAATTCGTGCAACAATTTTCTCTCACCATAGTCTTTGAAAATCGTTGATTAAGAATGTCAATTTTATTACAAATATAATCTGTGGCCCAGCGAGAATCAATCTTATGATTTGATTTTTGGTCTTTGCCGCCAAGTGGACCACCAGATTTTGTGCCCAAACCAGAATAAGATATTTGATGAATCGCTAATTTTTTAAACCCCCAATCGGCAATCTCATCGTCTGACTCTAATTTCGGTGGCGTAGACGTTAATTCTTTTTTAAAGCGATGAAACGCTTCAATAGACGGTACGAATTTCACTACTCGACTTTTCAATAATTCGGGGCGTCGAATTACTGTCGTCCACAGGCAAGAGATACCAAGATCAAAATCATTTATCCAAACATCTTTTTCTGGGGCGTTCTGCAAAATTGTTAAACCAATGCTGCCGCCGCCAAAAAATGGTTCTCGATATTCAAGATTGCAATTATTTGAAATCGCATTAAGTTTGAAAGCGATCTGGTTTTTAAGTTTAGATTTGCCCCCCGGATACCGGAAAAACGACATCATTTTCCGCCAATCGGTTTCGAATTTGTTCTACTTTTACCTTTACCGTTTTGGTAAGGGACACGAGAAGCCTTAGTTTTTTTGTAGAACGCCAATATTTCTTTCATCTGTTTTTTTGTGAAATATTTGCACCCAAATTCAGCAGACACGGCAGGCTCAGGAAAAAACCCTGTTTTGATGTGGTGGTCCAAACTAACACGAACCACATCAGCCGCTTTTGCTATATCTGAAAGTGTGAAAATACCAGCCTCTCTGCGGCGAATGGCACGACTTCGTGAACCGCTGACTAGTAAACCGTCAGCCCCGACACGAGACGCTTTTATTTCTTCACGCATTTGGGGAATTCGATCTTGATGATAGTAATATTTTTTCTCCATGATTAAATCGGGTACAAATTTTGCTCTCATTCGAGATAAATTAACGCCTAATATTGCGGCAATATTACCCGAAACATGATATTGATCGAATAACTTCTTTTCCTCTATACATTTTGCGAGGTCCTCATCGCTCCAGACCATTCGATTATTTAGTTTTGAACCGCCTTCTGAAATAATTTTTAGACTAATATACTTTAGGAGAGTGACGTGAGTCAGCCCAATGGCGGCGGCGACGTGCGATACGCTATGAAGATTTTTCATTTTTCCTTTAAATGGTGTACGGTATATAGCGTGTCTGCTGTAATTTAAATAAAAAACCCCTCCCCGTAGGGGAGGGGTGATGTGTCTAGCGTTTAATCCGAGTGTCATCGATCCGTTTTGCGGACCCACACTGATAAACTGTTAAAACATCATCTAAGGCATTCCATAGCGAACTCACGAATTTTCATTCGAGCAGAGTGTGCGTGTCTGTCCACCCTCAGAATGCAAGCGATTGCCAGCACTTTTGTATTTTGGGAGCTAGACAATTTTCGCAAAATTTCCTTTTTAGAGGATTTCATTACGTCGAATTCCTCCTGCGAGAATTCACCCTGTTCATCGAGCGTCATGTATTCGTTAAGCAGTTGCAGTTCTAGCATTTTGTCCATTTTCAAAGCCTTTCGAGAGAAGAGAAAACAATTGATTTTATTTCGTTATTTTGATTGCGATGAGGACCTGTTCTTTTGTTACGTCCTCGACTTTTATTTTGTTTTTCTGTGCCCACTCTATTATTTTCAGAATTTCGGTTTGACTACCTTTTTCCGACCAAAAACAATCATTTGTTTGCATATTTGAGTCCCTTCATTTTCTCATCGATGATCTGCCCTAATTTTTTTATCAGAGCATTTTTCCACTCGTTTTTTTGTTGTTCGGTCATTTCTGAACCAAAAATGCCCGAACCAGAAATGACAGAAATGACCGAACCAGGCATTTTGCATCCTTATTATGCGGACTTTGTTCGATTAAAATCCCATCTGTATTCGTTCTCTTCGTCATCGTCATCGTCATGGAGGTCGTTAGGGATCGGTCCTGTCATATCTTCAATAGATTCTATGCAGTATTTTAGGTCTTCCTCCAGTGCCTCTCTGATGTCGCCAGTCCAGCCCCTCTCAAAAGAGGCAATGCAGACAGACCCATCTCTGATTTTCGTGGAGGGTAAATCGTTGTCGAAGTCGTCAGCCGCAGCATTGAAATAAATTTCGAGACGCTTCTCAAACGTTCCATGCCGCCCCACTATTTTTGCTGCCCTATCTAAAATGCTTTCTTTTTTTTCCATGAGTATGCCCATGTCACTTCTGATTTCGAGCATCATTTCGAGAATACGACACTTTTTTTGAATTTCAGCGACGAAGTATTCTACAGAGCTTTTCGAGTACCACTTTGCGATTTCCTTTTCGGTCATGTCGGTCATGTCTTTCATGTCGTAGCCTTTCGTGGAGGGGGGTGGTGGAGGGGAATATAACTTTTATTTATTTATTTATTTTTGTTTGCGAGGCTTTTCGCCAGTCTTTCGGGGAGGGTGGGGGAGAACATTTGATTTAGACACCCCCATCATACCTAGACTTTTTCCGATTGTCAAGCGGTTCAAAAGAAAATCTCACTTTTTTCTTTTGGAAGCATAAAAGGCTGTTCTTTCCAGAAGAAAAGAACGTTTGAGAGTTTTGAGATGTGCCCGCAAATTTCGAACTTTTTGCGTGGAGGTGGTTTTTTCCACCCGAATTTGCTCTTCAATTTCAGCGATTTCGGTTTTTTTGGGTGAGGAGGTTTTAGTCATTTTTGTTTTCTCTATAATAGATGGCTTAAAAAAAACCCCATGCCAACATAGGCAGGGGGAATCGAGAGGCGATTTTCTTGATGGTACCAAAAATTTTTTATTGAGTCAAGTTTTTTTGTGCAATTTCAAAATACTTTTTTTGTATTTCGCTGCCACAGAAATGATTTCCGTTTTTAATCGCAGCAACCCCCGTCGCTCCAGACCCCAAAAATGGGTCACAAACGCATCCACCCGGTGGACACAAAAGTCTAATGATCCATGATGCCAATTCGACCGGATATTGAGCGGGGTGTTGATTGTTTTTTTGGTTTTTTGAAGTACCAATCTCAACATAATCTTTGCATCTAGCTGTCCCCTTTTTCGCCGGGGCAATACCTTTTATGTAGTCCCCTACTCCTTTTTTGCTTTCAAAACCAATTCTGTCAGAGGGGGTTCCATTAGCTTTTGGGTCGCAAAATGGTGTGCTATTTTTACTAAACCACAAAACGCTTTCCCATGCTCGACGAGGGCGATAAATGCTACCAAGAGGTGGTGAGTCTGGTTTGATCCAGATTAATTCTTCGCATTCGACCCAGCCAGCAGCACGCACAGCCAGTCGTGTACGCAAAATATAATCAGGTATCTGTCCATTTTTTATATGCGGTCGGATCACAATGGCTACCGAACTTCTCTCAGCTAACGCATGTCGAAAAGCCTCAAGCCAACATACTGTCCATTGGGGGTAATCAATTTCTGAAACTCCGCCATATTGATTTTTTCGTTGCTCTGCATAGGGAGGCGACGTACAAATTAAATCAATAGAATTAGGTGGCAATTTAGCAGCAAGCGAAAGGCAATTTACATTATAAATTTCATTCATTCGGTTTCATTTGGTGTCATTTTACAGCCCGCCGAACCCTTTAATTTCATGATGCCGAGATTTTTTGTGGCGGTCATATTGTGTATAGAATTGCAGATGATTACCGTTGCGTCATCTTTGTTTTGAGCATAGTTTTTAACAAAACTTTTGCTCATTCCGAGGCGATATAAAGCTCTTCGCTGGGCAGCGGTGGAGTGCGTTTCCGTCTCCATCCAGCTTTCACATTCAGAAATTATGAACTCGTTGTTTTCCATTATTCAAAACTTCTCGCAATTCGACGTGCTTCGTCTTTATTTCCCGAAAAAACAAATGCCAATGCTCCAGCAGCCCTTGCGTCACCATCTGCTAAAAGTTTTGCTTGTGCGATTGGACCAGTTGCTTTTTTGAAATAGGCAATTTTGCTTTGCTTGAAAATCATCCAAGCTGCCAAGGAAACTACACCCAAAATTATGAAATAAATAGCATACTTATCTAAAAATATAGGTATGAAAATTATACCGACGCCTACGCAAGCGATCCAAATCCCGTCAACGGCACTTAGAAATGGTATGTATCCAGCGAAAATTGCGATGAGGGTTCCTATAGCGATAAAAGCGATGCCAGCCCATGTGGTTATATTCGTCATATTTTCTCCAGCGAAGTCACGCACATGCGAACCACCTATAGAACTTTTAGTTTGCGGCGTCTGAACTGTAGCCCCATCTCTGGGGTTTTCTGGTTGTTGAACAGCTATAGTTTTTATTTCTTTTTTAACCACGACGGAACCTTTTTCATCTGTGGTAGTCGTTGTGATTTCGTCAACCTGCTGTATGGTTCCACCCTTGTGCTGCATGTCAGCCGCACACCCAGACAAAGATAGACACAATAGTAGTAGTATATGTTTCATACAGTTATATAGAGCAAAACATCCTTTAACTTTCTTAAACAAAAAACCCCCATTGCTGGGGGAATTTTGCGAACGTGCTTGTTTTTTCTCTATTATCAAAGAAAATGAAACGCTGTACAACGACAGCATAGTATAATAGTTACTCAACAATGAATTTTAAATGGACCTCTTAGGCTTCCCTTGCCAGTGCGTCTGTACCAGCGAAGATACCCCATATTACTTAGATCGCATCCAATCGCACGTCTTATTTCTGCTGTTGGGGCGATAAAAGCAAGTCTAATCTCAATGTCTTTTCTTGGTTCTGGAAGGAACCCCAGAATAGGTTCGACTTCTTTTGGGTCGAGTTCCTTCACTATACCACACCATGCGTAATCTTCCGTATGATTTTTACCTTCGGCGAAGACTCGCAATTCAAAATTAATACCTTCAATCGGAGTTATGGTCAGACTATGCATTTTTCAAAACCAATCTTCAGAAATTGTTGTTCTTTTAGTTCGATTTCTCGACGTAAAAAATATTTTTGCCCATCAAAAAAAACATTCGGTTCCCAGAATTTACCCTGAGTTTGCCAAGCGATTATCTCTGATTTACTGACGTGCCAGCGTTCGCAAAGTTCTTCAATTGTGAGTAGGTTTTTATCTTTCATTATATTAGTTATAACTATGACATGGCGTTTTTCAAGAATCTCGACCTCCAGAAGTCAATCTTGGGATTGATTTTTACGATTCTTGGGGGATTAATTTTTTGGATGGCGACGACTGTAGCATCAGTTAGTATCGCCGTAGATAGGCTCACCATTTCCTCTGCACACGAAATAACACTCAGAGAAAAATACGTTATAGAAATGGAATCGCTGAAAGTGATCGTCACCGCCGTGAGAGAGCAGCAGCTACTGAGAGAGTCAACTTTCATCGAGGTTGACCGTCTCAGAAATAACGTTGACTTACTGAAACAAAATATTGATATGCTGACTCGGCAACTGGCCGACCTCACCGTGCAGGTTCGTCTTTTGCAACAGGCAGTTCAAAAAACAAAAGATGATATGTACTAAAAAACCCCGCTTTGCGGGGTTTTTCTCATTTAACTTATATTGATATTTTTACCCATCTGTAGTGTCACATCCTCTATACCGCAACTTTTTAAGTCGATGCCATTCGTGAAAGTGGTGCTTTCATCACTCATCAAATTTGCCCCAGCAAATAGATTGCAATTTGTAATTGTTCTTGCCGTACCAGAAGAAAGTACACATTTCCCTCTGACGTTCAAGTTTGTAATTGTGCCTGAGCCATTATAATTTATTTCTCCACCGTTGCAATTGATTGTGGTAATTCCCCCTGAACCATTTACAGTTATTTTGCCCCCATCTTGATTAATTGTTGTGACTGCACTGGCGATTTGCACATCGCCGCCCTCGACATTAAGGGTGGTTAGAGTGGCTCCTACTCCAAGATTTAAAATGCCATCTGAGACGTTCACTTCTGTCCAAGTGGAGAGTTCACCAGCTACTAAACAGCTACCGACGACACCATCAGTCATGGTTAATTTATTTGCGGCATGAGTGCCGAGCAGACGTACTGGTGGCAGTTGATCGTCTGCCGAAGACTGTGAGGTGCCGTTAATTAATACTGTGGTTTGCACAGTTCCAAAATTTACATTGACCCGACTGCTGGAGCTTGGCGAGCCTGCACCTACATGCAGAGGCATAGAAAAATTCGTCACACCTATTTTCAGATACTCATCTCGATACTCTGATTTCGTCGCTGAATGCGTCGTTGCTGTCGTAGCAAATTTATTTTTATATAGCCCAATTCGCCCTGTATAGGTTGGTTTAATGGTTAGTGAAGCTAGAGTAACTGCACTCTGATCGAGGGTGTGTAAAATGTGCGAAGCACTGTTTTCCAGCACCACAACATCAGAGGTGGTTAATACAACCCCATCGGACCAATTATTTAAATTTCCCGCATCATTTGCACTTACATTTGCGATACTTGTGGTTGGCACTAGAGTCTGCGTGTCGTTGCCACCGCCGTCAACAGTTGAGCAAGTAATAACGAATGGCATACCCAGAGTATCAGCCGTGAGAACCACTGTACTACTGACAACGGTAGCAGTACAGGTAGCCGCCCTAACATCCGACGAAGCGTTCCATGCGGCCGCTAGACCTGTTGCAACAGACGCCACAGTAGCTGCCAACGCAGTGAATGTTGCGACCACTTCGCCGTCTATGAGGATAGAAAACACGTCCCCAATTTCCACTACTGCCGGAGTGACGATCATCACTTTTGCTACTGGTGTAGATTGACCCTTATAAAATTTTGTGCTCATTTAATTCCTTTGTTGTTGATGATGTATTTAGTGTAGGTTTCGTTTTTTACTGCACTTCCCACACTTTGGGGCTAGTGTAGGGTATTCAATTGCTGGGTCATTTTTCAGTTCAATATCAATATATTTGTCGAAGCATAATGCACCGACAACATTACCTTCTTCGTCAATTACTTGATTATTTTTGAATTTTTTGAGGTTATTTTGAACCCGTTAGGGGATGTTTTTCCTATATGTATCATTTGTTTTTTCTACAATTGCAGGGTTTGCGTGGTTCAATTTTTCTGAGGGTGTGCGGTTGTGGTGGTGGTGGTGCAGTTAAAAAAACGTCCCCTAACCTGTCCCCATTTTCGTCAACTATATAAAGTTTTCTTCCAATTCCAGCAGAGGCGAAAGATATTTTCCCGTCACCTAAAAAACTTTTTATTTCTAATACAATTTGATCGTCTTGTTTTTTTATAATTATCATTAAGTTCCCACTGCTGGAAATACAATTGTTGCCGTGCCACCACGAACAAAATAATCTACGCCAACAGATTCAGGCTCGTTTATACAAACAATTGTGCTATCCACATCAACGGATTCGCCCTCACATCGTGGTTTTAATTCTGCTAATAGTCCTGAACCACTAAAAATATCATCACCCGTGATATCATTAACATCTGAAGAATACACTACGATACTGACCTGCACAGCTTCGCCATTACCGGTAAGATATGCGCTCCAAATTAAATCAAAAGTTGCTTCAAAAAGTAGTCCGTCTTGATTTAGTATTTCGTCGGTTGGATCGGGGTCCCACGGACAGCCGGGGGGAATGCCATAGACATAAAATGTAGCACTACCGCTGATACCCTGATACAAGCAGTCGCTCGCAAGCCAAGGGGAATTGGTTGGTGCGTAATTTCTGGTCAGCGTAACAGGACCAGCCACGGTTAGAGATTTCATTTGACAGGCTCTCTCCACACCATCGATGGTGATGTTTCTGCACGGGATTTGACGAAATGGATCACCTTCATTTTTACAAATAGTAACGCCAGTCACCGATGCCTCTACCGTATCTGCGTGCCAATCGTCCATGGCCCACATTTTATAATGAAGCACAGTAGCTATTTCTATTTCACCAAAGCCGGTCCCGTGATCTGGAAAAAAATGAAAAGCAATACTCGCTGGGTACATGGAACCAGTTTCACCATCCTTTGAACTTCGTTTTTGTACCCAAGCGGCGGGTGAACCTTCCCACTGAAAAACACGTAAAATACGGGTGAAAAAACCATCCGCATTGTCAGCGGAATTCCTGAATCTAAGTTCGTATTTCCTTACACCTACTTCTTCATATTTATAAAAATATTCAGTTTGGCGAGTGAGAATTATAGGATTTATTCCAGTATCTAAGGCTGAAATGCCGAACTCTAATTCGGTTGCACATAAAGCAAACCTTGCAGAACAAAGCATGTTATCATCTCCACAACCTATGTGCAGCCCGGTGGTTCTACATGCTGGTTCACAACAGCTACAATCAACAGCACTCCCCCGCACAACCGTGCCGGTTTTGCGGAGGAGAGCACCATCTTTTCTCATCAAAAAACCATCAGCCATTAGCAGGCTCCTGAGGTTATATTTTCATCGAACACTTGCATAAGCTTGAATTCGGGAATGGCACCAACGGCATCACTTAACGTGTATACCGCCAAACCAAATGTTCCCTCTGTGTAGGTGATTCTTGCCAGTCTGGTTGGCAAAGGAACGACCAGAGTTGCTATAGGTTCAGCCTCGTCGGTGTCGTCATTTATGTAGAAGCATTTGTATGTAATACTACAGTCCACAGCGTCTGACCCGTTATTGCCCCCGTCTTTAACTAAAGCCACAACAAAAGGAATTCCAGTGGTTGGAAACTTATAAAACCACAACTCAAATTCTGTGCCCGCCGAAGTCTCTGGGTCATCCCCAGATTGACCCTCTGCTGGTGGTGCTGGATCAATACTCACTTCTACAGCAATACAAGTAACGATAGTGCCGTTTTCAATGGCTGTTGAACTTTCATTTTCCTCGTAAAAATTGAATCCTTTTACGCTTTCTTCGTTCAATAATTCTGTCCAGCCTTTGTAGTCTAAACTATATCCAGCCTTGGTTTTATCAACCAGTTTCATTTTATAAACATAGTGTTTTTCTACGTCGCCATCTGTACTTGTTTTTTCTACAGACTCGCTTGACAAAATCTTGGCGACAACGACCCGCTGACCGACGTTTGATTTTTTCTTAACACCACCTCCACGAGATGCCAAGCGAACCAACTCATTGAGTCGTGCCGCTGATAAAATTTCTTTTCGTTTGAATGGGGTCATTATGTAATTTCCGGTAGATTTAGTTTGTGAAAGTCTTGCTCGCCTTGAACTCTCACAGCAGTCATGCCGTTTAGTTGTCGCTGTAGCCCATCCACCTGAATGTAAGGTGGATTTTCTCCCCAGAATTTAGGCTTATTTTTGAGCGAGGGTCTGATGCCATCTGGCTTTACCCATGCTGCGATTTTATTCCAAGAGTCTCTGATAAATGAAAATTCATAAGCTGTTTTATATGTTTTACCGCCGTCTTCTGAGCTACCGTCAATTCCAGTGCATAGCCAGCCATGCTTTTGAACACGGCTCCAAGTGTTCATATTTACTGTGCCTACGTAATATACGCTTTTCTGGAGAGGCGATTCTAATTCAGTTCGTTCAATTCTGAGAGTCGTCACCGGTATTTGCTTTTCTACTTCACCACCTTGCTCGCCCTTGGCATTCCCACCGAATAAAGCTCCGGCTAGCTTGCGATCCGCCGCCGCAGGCGGCGTGTTAACGTCGTCCGATTGGGTGTTGAAGTACACAACAATCGGGTTACCGTCTGCATCGAGTTCAGTCAACACTGAACTTGTTCTTGTCGAAATAGAAATACTTGGTTTACCACTGTCTGAACTTCCATTTACGTTTTGCGGGCTGTAAGTAACTGTTGCATAAGCGCCGAATTGGCCGGCCATTTCATCCACCGTGAGCGATACGGCAAAAAGCCCCTCAACAAACGGATGCTTGTCTCCGGTGGGTCCTGCCCCGTTTCCCACCAAAGGAACGTATGGCAAACCCGAAGCAAAATAAGCTTCTTTCAGAGCGCTGTGGTCGTTCTTCGTTAATCCCGAAATGAAAAATCTAAGCACGGCCCCGTCGGAGCTAATCGTGCTGCCTTGCAATATAACTTTCGCTGATGCCATTTTTTTCCTTTTTTATGCGAGTCCGGCTTCCGCCCGTTTTCTGCTTATGGTTTGCAAATACAAAAGCATCCCTTTTCTTTGTTCTTTAGCGTCCTCGTCAACTACCTTTTGTTTTGTCATGGCTGGCTGATCGAAGCTCATGGCCTGTAGTGAGAGCGTAATATCTTTGAATAAATTAACTTTATCGTCTTTTCGTTCGCCGTCCATTCCATCGAAAAACGCATCCAAAAATTTGTCAGTTTTTGTTAATCGTTCTGCGTAATCAGCGGCGTCCTCTGCTTCCATGCGAGCGAACTCTGCGTTTTGCTTTATAGTTCTGCCGACTTGATCCATCGCTTCTTTTGCAGCCTCAGCCGCTGCGTCGGCTTCGTCTTTGACTTCGTTATTTATAGTGGTAAAAAATTCACTTAACTCTTTATCCACGATTGAAGTAAAAAAATCATTCAAGGACGAATCGATATTTTTGGTTTGCTCGTCGTCCTTTTTCTTTTGCTCTGAAATCCTATTTTGTTCGTCTTTCTGTAACAAATTTATTTTGTTACCTTGCATGGTGTTGTTTAAGACTTTAGCAGTAGCCAAGATATTGTGTTTTTCTATTTCTTTGTTTATTCCTTTTGTTAATTCTTCTTTCTTTAAGTCAAACGCTAGTTGCTTGGGACTAGGAAAAATTGCACGTGGACTCTTGTCTTCATCCTTAAGAAAATCTTGCTTTTCTCGCCTTAGCTTGCTAATCAAAGCCAATTGGTTTGCCATTTCTTTGTTTATTGTATCTTTTCCAAATTTGCTCGCCTCTATTGCGTTTAATTCTTTGTCTTTTGAAAATGAAAACTTTCCTCTGTCAATTGCATGGAGTTGGGTCTGTGCCCCTCGAATAACTTTATTTTCATTGCTGTCCATGTTCGGAAACTGTTTTGCCAAATCCTCAAGTCCAAATATACCAGCATGTTTGGAAAGTTTGTTTTTTGTTTCTAGTGTCTTAATTAATTGCTGTGCATTTAAAACCTGACCACCAAAATTTCCCAAGAGATCAGGATCGGCGGGCTGTATTTCTGTTCCGAAGTCTCTATCGATTAGAGCATTTGATGCATTTCTTTGGAACCTTGCAGCAGCCTTTTCTAGGTGTGTTTTCCCCACCATTTCAGCTTCAAAAGATATTTCTTCTAATTGTTTTAAAAACGATTTTTCAGTGCCAATACCAGCCAAAGCAGCCTTCAATTTTTCAGCAGCCTCTGCGGACATTTTGAGCGCTTCTGCCGAACCATTGAGTACAGTAACAAGTCCTCTAATAGAACCGATTACAGGTCCAATACCCAACGGCAGACTTTGCAAAGAATCAAGTGCGCCTTCCATGTCACCCTTCATAAATTTTGCGGCTGCTGTCAAGCCCTTAAACGCCCCCTCTATAGCACCTAGAGCGGCGAAACCTTTTGCAAATTTGGTAATAAAACCACTACCTGCTGCTTCGCCGTCGTTGGCGACTTTAGCAGCCGTGGTTTTTACCTTCTGTTCAAAAGATTTTAAACCAGCGTCAGCCTTCGAAGATTCGACTTCCAAATCTAAAGTTGCTTTTCCTAATTCTCCAGACATTTATCCCTCGCTTCGATATAATTTTGAATCTTCCGCTGCCTCGCCCCTTCATTTTCTGCCCATGACCGGTCGTCCGTCACACCTTCGCACGCATTTATTTCTCTTAAGTTTTCTAAAATTTTAAAAAACTGGTGAGGGGTGAGGCTGTACGGGTCTACATGTAAGTTTTTTCTAATGTAAGTCGCCAGAAACCCTATTTCGTCTGGCTCTCCACAAAAGGGGGTTCAGCAGGTTTCTCACTTTTTTCACCTGCCGTTCCCATAGTCATTTCTATAATCTTGTCTATTAAAACCCAGCGAGAAATACCGCTGGGTATGGCTGTCACAAGAGCTTGGTAATCGACTTTCGCACTGCGACAAAGAGCAATATCAATCCCCTGAGCTGAATAACACCATCTAATTAAATCTTGCAATTTTATAAATGGCTTAAGATGATCGCTGATTTTGACTTGGTTTTGCAACCACCCAAAATCAGCCATAGTTAGGGGTCGAAAAGTCAAGCCGTTTTCCACGTGTTCAATTTGGGCAGAATCTAGGTTTAGTGTCATTTGTTTTTTCTCCTATGTTATATAGTTTTTTCATCGATATTGTCGATTGTTATTTGTTTTTGAAATATTTTAACCCCGACAAAAATGGCCTTAAATGTTGGGGCAGGTCCGGTATTGCCTGTCAATTTATTGAAAAATCTCATTCTTTTATCGGGAATTAAAAATTGTATTGTGTCTGACATGCTTTTGTCGATCACCGAATCAGAAATTATATTGGCGGGTAGTAGCAGGGCAAATGGTTTTTGAAAACTCATAGCTCTTTCAAAATATTTTCTTTTGTGTTTATACGGTGGGTTGCTGATTATTGCGTCCCAAAAATCTGGTTGATACGTAAAGAAATCTTGCCCATAGTCCAAATGAGAATTAACTACTATAAAGCCGTTCTCTCTTAGAACCGTGACAAACTGAGAATCATCTCTATCGAAGGGACACCAAATCGTTTTTTTTCTTAGATGCTGAATGTGAGGAACCAAAAACTGTACGCCATACCTAGGTGTGTATTGCTCGTCCCCTCCTCCGGCATTTAAATAAATATTTTTTTTCATTGCATTATTTAGTATAATGTTCGAATGCTTGTAAAAAAACGAAATACAAATTATACTTGGCTCAATAAATTAGTCTCAAAGCTTGACTACGGACTAAAATACGGCGGTCATCCCATCCACGCCAACAAAAAAACTGAGGTGCTTTCATTTCTACAACGCAAAAGAAGCTGGATTGGGGGTCTAACAGCCAAACATCTCGACATGCATACCGCTGGATCACAAACATTTTACTATACGTGCTCGGCTGCTGAGGGCATGACCATCCCGATGATTGATATAGATTGTCATCGCAGTGGTTCTTTAGACGGTGCTAAAAAATTTGCCGAGTATTTAAGGGGCGTTTTTCCGAACCTGTACTATGAAGTCTCCACGAACGGGAATGGCATACATGCATATCCTCTTTTGTTGACACATAACCACACCCCCTCTGAAATCAATTCGTTTCTTAAACAATTCGAAAGCTGGCTGCTGCGGCAGCAGGACCAGCAAAAATTTGATGTTGAGACGATTGAGGTCAAGGGGACTTGTCTCGTCTATGAAAAAAACATTTTAACTATGGGTCAATTAGCAAAAGTTCCACGTGGACTAAATGATCGTTTTGAGGAGTTAAAAAACACATCAGTTATTGATATGGACGAATTAACTTTCGATTTAATCCCCTCTATAAAAATCCCATCTATAAGAAATACAGGTAAAACTAAAGAAACTGCTTTACCCAAAAAATCATGTTCGGGGAAGTTGATTTCCACCGAGACAATTAAAAAATATCTAAAAATATCTGACAGCATTTTGGGTGGGGAAGAACTAAAAATAAATGAAAATGTTCGAATCAAAAAAATAGACATGGCGATACTGATAGCGATCATTGAACATTGCACAGCCAACAAAAATGCTGACGGCAGTATGCCAACGAAAAGAATAAAAAACCTATGGGATGCCCTGTACCATGCCGGTGATATTGACCGCCAATTCAATTCTCAGCGATATCGGTTTCTTCGTTTGATAATGAAAGCGAAAAATCTGCTGGAGTATCAGGATGAAAGATATTTCTATGTGCCAGACCAGAAAGGCAAAGCCGCTAAGTGGGGCTTTACTGCTTCATTCATGAAGACATTAATTGAGATAAAAAGAAGAGAAGAGACATCCTTTATACTAGGTAATTTTGTAACTGTATCTCAAAAAGGTCTGATGAAAGCCTTGAAAGACGATTTTACAAGAGTTTTGAAATTGTTTGAGCGGCAATCGAATGATTACGTGTTGAAACTGATGTATGCATAAGAAAAAATTTGCTATCGAGGACTTGACATACCCAGAAAAAAGGGGTATCATGCTGTCAGTGTGGGTCCGCAAAACGGATCAAGTACACCCCTTGACCTCTATCGTCATGGCACGAAAAACCCCCGCATTGCGGGGGTTTTTTTTACATATCTTTTTTTTAATTAAGCTCCAAGACCCCAAGCTTGCGTGATTGGCCCCGTGAAAACAAAGTCTAAATTTACTTCGCCCTTGCCATCGACCGCACGATTCAGCGAAACGCCACTTACCACTACAGTGCCAGAATAAGTACATCCAGTTTTGGCCGTCAGCACCACGGCGACTTTGGCTAAGTCCAAATCATCACCGGTCATTACTGCCCCGTCTAGGAGTCCTGCTGGGATCAGATTCGTAGAGGCTGCGTCAAAAACAGCGGTGCCGCTCAAGCTCCCCGTCATCGTTGAAATTGTCGGTTCGAAAGTTCGGTAGCCCCCGTCCTCAAACCCGGTCGTGTCTACGTTTTCCATCACGTAATTTGCAGACCAAGCTGAAACTTTCAGATTAAAGCCCGCCGCACTACCTGAACCCGAAAGACCTTGAATAGTTTTTTTTGCCATTTTAATTCCCTGTTAATTGCCGATTGCTCTTCGCACTATCTGTATATACTCGTTCCGTAAAGTATTTTTCAATTTCGATATTGTTGGACGCCAATGGGGTCTTGCCCGCATTTTATGAGTGCCGTATTCCAAACTAATTGCTTGGATTCTATTGCTGCTCCCCACCGAAGTGACTATTTTTCCCGAAGATAAAGTTGTGCGAAAAACCTGAATGGAAAATTTGTAGGAGCCAGAATCTGATCGAGGGGCTTCACCGCCTGATGAAGTACCGCTCTTAGCCACGAGGTTTTTTACTTCTCTCACCACAGTTGCGGCGTTTTGCCTGTTTGCTTTCATACTGGCATCAGCTAACTTCTTTGAAAACGATTTAATTTTCAATTCAATTCGTACTGGCATATACATTCCATGTCATGATTACCTGAGGGTATCCATCCATTGTGAACGGCAAACCACGCTCTTGACAAACCATTTCGGCGTCGAAGTGGTTTGCCATTTCGAATTCACTCCCGTCTAAATCTGCAAGCAAATCTTCAGCGATTGCGAGAAGAGCGGCTTCGCCGCTCCCTTTCGCACCATACAAACTTATTTGAATAGAAGCACTAATATCTGATACGCCAAAGTATCTATCAGGCGGGTCTGAAACGATTATAAATACGCAAAAAGGAAACGCTGGCTCTTGCGGAGGATCACGAAAAATTCGACCACCCACAGACGTAGAAAAGCTAGCGTTTGTTTCGAGTTTGTCATATATGGCATTTAACATTTCTACGGCGCTCATGGTTTTTTCTCGATTCCGTGAATAACTTTTATCACTGCTTCGTTACTGGAGTCATGCTCTGACTCGATGTCAATTGTGTGAGATTTTAAATTATTATCAATATAAAAAACTCTATCAGTTTCTACAATATCGTTTGTCGGATCACAGCTAAGTCTCCACATTTTTACACCACGCTCAGCACCCATTTCGTTAGATTCCCTCTGAGATAGTTGGTGTATGCGACACCTCACGTCAGTGAGGTGTGGCAAAAATGAAACCACGGTGTTACCCTTGGTCACCGTGCTCGTCGCACGTTGAATATTTACACTCGAATTAAACATATGCAGCGGTGTTCTCACAGTATGTTCACCCTTTTATATTTTGTTAGCGTGAACAATACATCATTTGGTATGCCAAAAGCTTGTCCGTTATAGCTGCCAAATCCATCATTTAAAGTGTATGAATAATCAGGTATTGATTCAGATTTAAAAACGCCACTTACCTGATTTGACTCTGATGCCGATTTTACCAGCCGAAACATTGCCATTTTAATATCGGCAGGAATTGTAAGATAACCCGCCACATATATAACTTTTATATTTTGAAAGCCATATGAAAATGATCTACTTTCCTCAGCAAGCGGAGAAAATTTTACTGTACCCATATCTTGACTAATTACAAAATCTGTTCCAAGAAATATTTCAGGGGTGTCGCCCTGTGCATCAAAAGTAATGCTCGTTATACTGGTGATTGGGTAATGATTTAGATTTATATAATTTGTGCCATTGCCATTATAAAATTCGGTTCTTGTTCTTGAAGCAATGCCAATGTCAAGATAATTTTCAACAGACAAAGACCACCCAGAAATCAAAGACGACAATAAATTGTCTCGATTGAGATCGGCGGTGTTTAAACCGTTGAAAACTTTGTATTCATTTAGAGTAATTAGATCAACCATTTAAACTCGCTTTAAGATTTATATGTCCGGTGGCAACGATTGCTTTTTCACCATCTGCGTTCGTCATTTGGACCTCGAAATAGTAGGCTCGGCTACCGAATTCAGCGGTCTGTGCGTCGTCGATGTCAACGGTAAAATTTGTTGCGGACACTGCTGTAACATCATCTGCTAGAGATTTTGTTAGCAAAACTGTAGCCCCTGAGTGTGTTGCCATTTTGAAATTGATGGCGGTGGCTGTCATGGCACTAGAACCCGAATGCGTAAATGACAACGACAGGTCCTCCCCTTCAAAAGCATCGAAAATTGTGTTGTTATAAGCCACATGTCTCCATTTCGCTTGTTAATATATATATGTTTTTCCACTCGCTATTCAAAATAGTTGCCGATGAATAGACTGAAATCAAACTAAAAGTATCGTCAAATTGCGAGGTCAAACATATAACTCTGGGTGAAAATAATCCAGACACTTCGAAAGTGTCTGTAGCAGTGCCATTTATTTCGGCTCCGCCATCTGATCCAATCGTGAATCGCACCGAGGCAATAGATATTCCGCCTGCGATCATGCCAG